GCTATTAATCATAGCTTCTATAATCAAACCAGTAGAAGCAGCTAACGCCATATTTAGAGTAGTTATTAGGAAACTACCTAAACCACTTCTGGCAGTCCTTGAACCATTTAAGATTTCTTCAAATGTATCAGCAAAAGCGTTACCCATTTGTTCACCTAGTCTACCTAGCTCTACTGTATCTTGTTTTAGCTTATTGAATGAATTACTAAGAGCATCAAAAAATAAATTAGCTGGTGGCTCTGCTAATACCTCGTCTAATGCTTCTACCTCTTCTATAATTTCTTGTATTGGTTCTGTAGGTGATTCGCCACCTTCTGAACCACTACCGCCAAATAAATTAAAGTCTGGTATTAAGCCTTCGATTTTATCTTTTACTCTGTCTAAATCTTCTGTAGTAACAAACTCTACTGGATCGCCTTCGAGTGTATTCCTTGCAGCAGTAGTAAAATTATCTACCAGAGTTTCGCCAAGCATAGCTCCATTTTCAGCGACATCTCCAATAATATCACCTATACCCCCAAAGCTATTATCTATTAACCTATTCCAGCCAGACGAGATTTTAGCAGCGTCGAACGTAAAAATACCAGTAATAATTTCACCAAAGGCGCTAAGATTTTCGCCAATCCTTGATACAATTGTACTTATTATATCGTAAAGACTTGTAAAGATAAATTTACCAACGGCAAACATATTCTTAAAGTGCATTATTACGCCTTGTACTGCACCTCTAAAAATCATACTTTCATTATATAGATTTATAAAAAAGTTTATAAAATCTACCATCGGACCTTTTATATCATCAAAGAAATATAAGAAGGCTGCTGCTAAAGCAGCTACTATAGCTATAATAGCCCCTACTGGAGTAGCAATTAAACTCAATGCTGTACCTATTGCGCTAATCATAGTAGGCAACACAACCAAGAGAGGACCTATTACAGCAGCTAGCCCACCTATGGTTATAATCATGTCTTTTGTAGAGCTGTCTAAATTGGTAAAGCGTTGCGCTAGCTCTGCAATTTTATCTACTATTTTAGATATAGTTGGTGCTAGAGCTGAACCAATAGCAATTTGAGCGCCTTCTATAGCTGATTTCATACGAGCTATACCGCCTATAGCTCCGCTATCCATAGTAGCAGCCATACCAGCCGCCGCTCCTTCTGCGCCTTCAAATTGCGTTGTTAAATTTCCTACGTCGCCTACAGAGTTACCTAATACAAGTAAAGCACTACTAGCACTACGCCCAACTTCATCAAAGCTAGAAGTAAGATTTAAGCCCTTTTCATTTAATGCTGCAATTTTTTCTGATACTGTACCACTTCCATCGCCAAGCTCTTGTATAATTCGCCTTAAAGCTGTACCAGCTTGCGAGCCTTTAATACCATTATTTGCTAGAGCCGCTAGCATAGCAGAAGTTTCTTCTAAGCTTATACCAGCCGACTTTGCAACTGGAGCTACGAACTTCATAGAGTCTTTAAATAAAGACATATCTAAAGCAGAGCTACTAAACGAGCTAGCCATAACGTCAGTAACTCGCTGCGTTTCGCTAGCGTCTAAGCCAAACGCTCTTAGAGTACTACCAGCTACTTCTGCTGCTGTAGCTAGGTCGCTATCAGAAGCTTGGGCTAGGGCTAGAGTAGCTTCTGTAACTTTTGTGATCTCGGAGCTGGTAAAACCAAGCTTTGCAAATTCTAATTGTAAGCCGCTTACTTCACTAGCGCTAAATCTTGTAGCGCTACCTAGCCTTAAAGCGTCAGCTTCGAGAGCCTTAAACTCTGCACCAGTAGCGCCAGATACAGCCTTTACCTTTAACATAGACTGCTCAAACTCTGCGGCTACCTTAAAAGAACTAGCGCCTACAGCAAGTAAAGGAAGCGTTAAAGATTTAGTTAAGCTTTTGCCAAGTTTTTTTGTATTAGCGCCAAAAGACTTAAATTTACGCATCGAAGCGCCTAAACCTTTATCAAAGTTTTTAGTGTTTACGCCTAATTTTAATATTAAATCTCCTAAAGCTGCCATTAGAAGCTAAGATAAGTATTTTGTTCTAAATACGTTGCTAGTTCTTCAATCCTTTCTTTACTATATTCTACTTCGCTAGCCTCTTTTTCTTTGTCTTTTTCCCAACCAAACTGCACTATATCTTCTGGCTTTACTCTACTACCTTTTTTAGTGTGGGGCTGGAGTAGTATATGAGCTATAAATCTTGCTCGCTCCCAAGCTGCTTGCTGCTTGCTTTGCTCTATATTATTATAATACTCTACAGCTGTTAGGATTTCACCTAGTGTACTATCCCAAAATGCAGAAGGGGCATACCTAAGTATACCCATTCCAATGCCTATTAGTTGCTGCCAGTTTAATGGCTTATGATCGCCTTCTACTTCTTTTTTTTACCCTCGCCAGTATATTGCTGTAAAGCTTCTACTGCTAGAGTAACATGAGATAAATCTACAAAAGGCTCAATATCTGCTAAAGACTTATCAAACTCTATACCTTCAAAATTACAGCCATCTACTATACCTACATATATTAGCCAGCTCATAGCGTCAGCCGTCATAGTGCCAGCATCGCCAAACTGAAATACGCTTTTTTTAGTTTTTTGCTCAAACTTTTTTAGCGCACGAAGTGAATAGCGTAGAGGATATTCTACGCCGTCTATTTCTATAGTCATACTATCAGATTAAGTATTACCCTTAGTTATTGGACCAGAAAGCTCAAAAGTAGCAGAGTATGTTGGGGCATCGTCTGTACCACCAGAAATTTCTAACGAAGTTAGAATACCACCACCAGTAAAAGTTTCACCACCAGAAGCTACTTGATCGAATATTAAAGTTACTTGCGCTCCACTATCAAAAGTAGAAGTTAAAGCTTTAATACCATTAGAGCCAGAAAACTCTTGTAGACCGCTTACCGACATAGAGCCAGATTTTTGTCCGGGAATTAGTTCACGATTTCCAGCGCTATCTTTAGTAGTAACATCTATAACGTCATGATTAAGAGATAAGCTTACCTCTTGTGCATTTGCTATAGCTGTACCGCCTAGAGTAATAACTAAATTTGTGCCGTTTACAACTGCCATCTTAATTAATTTTTTTAGTTTTTAACTTAGCTGCAATATAACCACCTTTTTCTAATTCTTCAACTAATTCTGGGGTACATTTTGCACACTCGCCTTTTTTGATTGTATGCCCGCTTGGGTGCTTCCAATCTTTTGTAAATGTTACTTTTTTAATTGCCATTTTTTCTATTTTTTATAAAGGTACGAAAGCTTTTACCTCAAGTACACAAGCGTACCTATCTGGGCTTTCAAAAAATTCTATATCTTCATCGTCTAAAAATATCTTATCTATAACTACGCCACTATTATTATAAGAAGCTCTAGCAAAAGTTTCTTTTAGTTTAGTTATAAGCGTTACCGCTTCTGCATAGGTAGCTGTATAGCCTACTATTTCAACCCTTGCTAAGTTATGGCAAGCAGCATCTTTAGTATGCTGTATATCAGAGCTAGTAACTTCGTAGCTAATAAAAGGTAAAGCCGTACCGCTTGGCGCTTGCAAAGGGTAGATCTTAGTACCTACAATATCAGTCACGTCGCTATTATTTGACATTAACGCTTTTATGCCTTTCGTAAATTCCATTACTTTACTAATTTAGGAAATCTTTTTTTATACGCTTCTATAGTTTGCTGTAAGACTTTTTTACCATCGTTTTTTCGGTGATTTACTAGTACATCTCTATTTTTATTACTACCACCTTGCACAAATTGTGCGCCTTGCTCTACTATAAATTGGAACCAACCGTCTTTGTTTTGTCCTCTTGTTTTACCAGTACGAGAGCCTATATAAAATACATGGTTATCTTTTTGTTTTTTAGGCTGCCAAGCTGTAATACTACGCTTATAAGTACCTTGTGGTACTACTTCACGTATATTACCTTTTCCATCAGATACATTTATATCTTTATTATAGCTTGTTACTTTTCGTTTTAATCTTCTAGCGGAAGCTCTAGCTATG